ATGGCAATCATTTTGGCAATCACTCACGAAAAAAGCCATCTCTTATTTCTAGAGGCAAAGAAAAAATGGCTGAAAAGTTTGCCCAATTTTTGGGAATGTAACGCCCAGCCGTTACAATTTCAAAAAGAAAACCACTCCCAAGGCACGGGAATGGCTTAAAATCAACGTTTCTAACGGTTTTATAACGCTGATTATTTGAGACCGTATTTTATACCCTTTTATTTATTATCATTTTTCATTAAATAATAAGATAACTATATAAATAGAAGAAAGTTTTTATTAAATTCTTATATATTCTTATCAATTATCATCAGTCGGAACTTTTTCCGTTACCAAAATTAAGATTTTCCCCACCTATTCCAAGGAATAAAAAGTAAGTTATTTTATACATTTTTGTGAATTAATATACATAAGGTTGGTATTACCAGCTTTTTTAATGTCTATTTCAAATTTTACACTATTGGTATTTTTATTATTTTTTATGTATCAATTTTTGTCAATTTTGGGGGAGAGATACACAAGAGGATTGACACCGTTATTTTCTGCATGTGCTAACATTCTAAAACAGGGGGGATATAGAAAAAATCTTTTGTCATAAATTCTACAAAATTTTTACCCCCTTTTTGTCTAACGGTTCCTGACTTGGAAGAAGTTCCCTTACTCGGTTCCCAATCATTTGAAAATATTTCAACAGGGTAGGGGGGTAAAATATAAAATCATCAATCTATTATAATCTAATTCGTTTTTGAATTACGATAAATATAGACTAGATATTTTTTCCGATGTCCCTTTCCCGTTGCACGTTTCCCCTGCAGAAAAGCGGTTTGTTTTGGCATGGGGGCTTATTTATACTAGACTACTATCATCAGTGTAATAGTTGTTTATAATGTTTTTCACGCGAGAAAAAATGTAGAATGACGGCGTGAAGTCCAAAGGCGGTAGGGTGGTAGGGTACACCCCCCTTATCTTCCAAATGCACTACAGACAACAGATAAGCCCTTAATACTAACATGTAAAGGGCTTAATGTTTTTATTTTCTTTTTGTATTTTTTGAATGTTTTTTGTGTTCGTTTAATTAGTCATATCTTATATTCTGTCTAATTATGTTTCACTCTCTAAACTCAATACTATCAAGGCTTTCAGCTATTCCTTTAATTATTACTAGCATTTTCTTCGTTATGTCTAATTAATACTTGATATTTGTCTTTAAATGTCAAAGTTAGCCATCTTAGTATCAAGGTCATCTTGTCTAACTCCTATGTATATTAGCGTGATTGCTGGACTTGAATGATTAAAGATAGTCATTAAATCAGCTACATTCTTATACTTTTTATAATAATGATAGCCAAATGTTTTCCGCATGGTATGAGTACCTATATTCTCTATCCCTAAATCATTTCCAGCGGTCTTTAATATCCAGTAAACTGTACGGCGGTCTAGTGGTTTGTTTACACCGTTACGGCTTTGAAAGAGATAATGATGAAGCGGTTTGCCTTCTACATACTTCCTTAACTCGTTCTTTAGGGTTCGGGTCATTTTGATATTTTTCTGTTTCCCAGTTTTTTGTTCCCTAACTCGAATGTGCCAACCTTGGACGTCTTTTACTCTTAATTTTAAAATATCCCCAATTCTAAAACCTGTGTTTATTCCCACAAGAAATAAAATATAGTTCCGTTCATTCCATGACCTTAGATAGTCCTTCATGGCTTGAATGTCGTCTTTATCCCGTATAGGTTCAACTGCGTTCATTTCCTATTCCCCTTCTTCATCACGCGCCTTCAAATTGTCATATTCTCTAGCGGACTTATTCGGGAAATAGTGTCGCTCTAAGTTTTCTAACCATTGGGCACGCCCTTCCATCATTCCTTTATACTTTCCATCTGTTCTAGTTCTGAAGTTCTCTACATTCGTTTGCTTCAATAATTCCACCTTCTTTCTGTATTAGAATTACAACACCTTACAACGCTTGACAACACTTAAAGTTATAAAGTGTTGTAGCGAAAACCCTTGGGGCGCAAGGGGTTTGAAGATATTACTACACTTACTACACTTTTTTTGAATACGTTGAATTTTTTATAATATATATACATACACAAGAAAGTATATTTCTTTTTTATTACTTTATATATAATAAGTGTAGTAAGTGTAGTAATATTATGTAAAGCGTTGGGGCTGTTGGGGTTTCGTTACTACACTTTTTCTAAAAAGTGTTGTACCAAGTGTTGTAAGTGTTGTAACTTATTTTTTCTTATAGCCCCTTTGCGCCTTCCCTTTGATTGGCACATATAGGGGTAAATAATGGGGCTGGTCTTCCTTGGGGTAGAAACCTTTGGGAAGGTCTGCCCCTCTTGGTAGACTAATAGGATAAGCCATTTTTTCCCAGTCACCGGGTAAATATTGCGGAAAGTGAGTATGAAAACCTTGACTACTGAAATTATGTTGAAAATTGTGGTAATCTGCAAAGCCTGTAAAGTACCACCATACCCAATCATTAGGAATAAACGTAGAATGTAAATTAGTAAATAGATTTTGTGAAAATGCTAAAACAGGGTCTATTGCTTCCTGGTATTCATCTAGTAAATCTATAGACTTGCTCGGCTCTATAAAGTCCTTAAAATCTAGGTCAATAACTGTTTTTAACACGTATTCTAGGACACTAGGGCGCGTGATATAATCGTTTTTGATTGCTCGGTTAGGTTTCCCCTTAAAGTGCTTATTAAAGGGCAAAATAACCATTCTACGCCGTATAGCGTGATAGTCTCCCCGTATCTTTGGTAGGGTGTTTGTTGATTGAATGACAACAGTTTTTATAAAGGTACTATAAGCATCTTTCCCTTTTTTCTCTACCGTTACGGTATCCCCACCAACTAGGCTGAATAGTTTGGAAGTATCACGAATAACCGCCCCAGCTTGCACATCATCGCCTATTATGGCTTGTTTTCCGATTGCTTGGGCTAGGGTAAAGCGATTATTAACATCTAAGTCCGTTATCTTTATACTTGCTATATTCTGCCGTCCTATTAGGTTTATAAATAACTCTTGTAGCGTTCCCTTTCCTGTTCCGCCTTCTCCTACAAACCAAAACATTTTAGCGTAACTTTCCCCACGTACGACGGCATTGAGTAGCTGTAGGATAGCTGGTAAAGTTCTTTGTCTCCGTTAAATAAATCTAATAGCCATTCCTTAAACTCCCATCCCTTTATAGTTGGACTTGTGGCGCGTGGGTTGTAGTTGGTTTGTATCTTATGAGTAAACACCCTTGTTTCTGTAAAAGGTTCTAATATCCTTGTCTTGCGGTTGTAAATACCATTGCCAACTATTATCAAATGTGGGGCGTTTTCCGCCTGCCTATACGGTGCTTTTCGGGTTAAGTGGTAAATACAATCGCTAGCCCTTTTTTCGTTGTGCCGTGGCTCTATAATGCTTATAAAGTCTTTTAAAAATTCCCTATCATTGATATAAATTCCCTCATCAGGATTATAAAAATAAACGGGTTTTGTCCCCTCATCGCTTTCAATTCTGCAAACTGTCAGCAATTCCGCCATATAATCGGCAACTATCAAAGGTGGAATAGGCTTTTTAATTTCTGCTTGTGCCTGCTTATCGTCTAAACCGTCTTCTAATAGCTTTCTATAGCGTTCTTCCTGCTTGTGTTGGACAAATTGAAATACCTTACCTTGCCAACCTTTAAACGTTATAAGCCGTATATCACGCGCATTATATTGCGTTTCTCCTGTTGTTTGTCTTCCATACTGTGTAATACTCCCCACCTTCTTTCTATGGTCTAGCTTATAATTTTTGTATCTTGTTTTTGCTGATTAATAATGTATGCTATTGCGTTTCCTGTATCTTCAGCAAAATAAAACTGTTTCATCATGTCTAAGAAATAGCTTGCTAGGTTTGTCCGCTTCACAATAGCAGAAAATAAGTCTACTACTTGTTCAAAATCATAGCCATGTAAATACATTTGTCTGATAAAAATAGCTGTTTCTTCCTTGGTGTAAATTCCATTTGTGATGGTATCAAACACCCAGCCTTCTAGGTATAGCCCGCTTGCCTGTCTTTGCTTGTCTAGCGTGATTTTTTCAATGCCTTCTAGCTTTGCTAATAGACTTGTTTTCATGATACTTATTGGATAATCTCTAATAAGTTTCCACCCTTTCGGGGCTGGTATTTCTTCAAATATTTTCAAAATGATATTGTTTAGGCTAAAAGGTGTGATATAACTACCAAATGGCAAGTAATAGTAAAGACGGAAAAAATTATTTTGCATTACTGCGCGTGTCGGATTATCTTTTAGTAAATCTAGTAAGATTTGTTCCCCACGTTTTATAGTCACTTCTACAATGCTATACATCTATTCCCCTTTCTATGTTCTTTTGTTTTGCTATTTGTTGCTTTACCCATTCAGCCCTATCTTTCTCATCTGATAAAGATAAAAAATAATCTCTTTCCTCTTTTGGTATTTTTCCAGTTATAAACGCGAAAATAAAATCAAATAGCTCTGGTTTTTCTCTTACAATAATTTTTAGTTGTTCTTCGATATTCATTTTTGAAACTCCTAGTTATATCTCTTGCCAGCAAGTTGAATATAAGCCCCGTATAGCTCATTTTGGGGCGGTCTGGTATAATTCCCCTCTAGTTTATTTTTAGGCTTGCTAGGGGCTTGAAAACTGCCCAAACCAACCCTAAACCATAGAAAGAGGTTTAGCGGTGTAAAGATTGCTAGTAGTGTTAACGCTTGTTCTATTGTCATTTCTTGCATGTTGTTTTACTCCCTTAACTTCTATACCTCGGCTTCTAGCAATACTTCAAGCCGTTTCTTTTCTTCCTCGATTTGTTTTTCAAGCGCTCCAATACCTGCCATTAGTTCACTATGATTGGCTGGTATAAAATAGCCCTTATGATTGCCTTTGCGGTTGCCAATAATTGGTATTTTATGCTTGATTATCAGCCGTCTAACACATTCCCTAACCGTTCTTTTATCTAGGTTGGTTTGTTGTGCTATGTGGCGCGCCGTGATGGCTTTTTCAATCCCTATACCGATTAGGCTATATATACGCTTGTCATTTCCTTTTAAGTCCATTTTGACCCCCTTCCACATTTTGTTATTGTATTTCTGGTATTGGCTCGCGCGGTGGCGCGTGCTTTTTCCGTGTGTTGACCTGTCTACAATTTTTCTTTTACTATACATGTTTTGGAACTAGCCTAGACTATCCCCAGCGGTTGCCCGCTCCAAACTTACTTAATAAGCCTGTGCCAAAATAACAGCCTAGCTAGTGTGTTCTGTCTCTGATTTTAAAAATCTTAAAATCTTGAAATAAATAATATTAACTTGCCTTCTAATTGTGCTTGTGGTATGATTAAGGCAATAACAAAGGCTTACAGGGGGTTGCCCTTCCTTAGTTATTGTTTAATCATTTGAAGGCTTGGCAGTTTGGTCGCTGGTATAAGCCTTTTTTGTTTTCATTCTTTCAACTTTTCTAAAATTTCGTCCACATCTCGTACATCATAGTAGACAGACTTCCCTTGACGGCGTGACCTTAACCCACATGACTTTAAATACTTCATGTATTTATGGTCAAAGCCGTATAACTCCATTATTTCCCCTTGTCTTAGGGGCTTTTTGTTTAGCCGTTCTATTTCGTCTTTTGCCATTTCACGCGCCAAAGCTAAGGCACCGCGGACAAGTTCAAGACTTGCTTTTTCGCTTAATAATGCTTCCGTCATTCGTTTTTTTCCTTTCTGTTCAATATACCGCCTAAAATCGTCTATACGGCGTTTTTTCTTTTTCTAGTCTCCTTTATACTACCCATTCCAAAAAATCGCTAGAATGTACCTTTTTTGGAGAATTTTATACCCTCTAGGCGTAAACCTCGGAAAATTCTTTGTAAATGTCGTCAGGTATTTCTGTTAGGGCTTGTTGCTGGAGCTGGATAGCCTTTAGGCGGTTTGTATCGCTTGCCGTTGGCTTGTTGATAATGTCAGCCGTTGCCAAAACTTGCTTGAAGTACTCGTCTAGCTTTAACTTCCGCCCTTCAGTAATTTCTCGTTTTTCTTCTCGTTTGGTTTTTAAGAATTGAAATTCGTCAATTTCATCATTCAGTAAGCTATAGGAGATAATGCCACGGTGTCTCCATTGGTTAAAACGTGCCTTTATTCCCTCAATCGTCCAACCTTTCAGCCGTTCTAGGAGTAAATCAAAGCTAACTAGCCCATTATCTTCATAAACTTGTTGTAGTAGTTCCTGTGTAAATGGTGTTTTAGTCATCTTCCGTATCTCCCTCGATATATTCCAGCTCCTTTTCTGTCAAAGTGCCATTGTATTCAGAAAGTAAGTAGCCTAGCCCTTCTTGTAAGCCTACCCATAGTTCACAAAATTCTTTTTTGTCTGCTTCTTTCGGTATAAGGGGCTGAAAGTCCTCTACTTTTTCGGCTAGGTCATATAATTCATACAGTTGTTTGAGTAAATCTAGGTACTTTTTACGGCTGATAGTATATTTTTTACGGGCTTTCTTCCGTTTCTTGCCCTTTGCTCGATAATGTAGGGTGTGTTCTTCAAACATTTCTTGGAGTAGTACCCATGCTTGGGCGTTTTGTTCCACCATATCGGGTAAGACTGCGCTATTTTCATCTAGCCCCATAGCTTCCGCCATGTTTACCTGGTCGTCTACCCATTTTTTAAACTCTTTATAGGTCTGTTTTTTGCTCATTTTGTGATTTCTCCTTTAGTTTTTCTTGTAAATAGCTTTGTATCTCCCATATGAAACGGCTAACGGCTTCAAATTTACCCGCTAGGGTCGTTTCTATGGCTTCATTATTCAAACTAGCTAGATAATCAGTAATATAGTCTAGTTCTTCATCTGACTTGTTAGCACGCTCTAGGAGTGCTTCAAGTTGTTTACTTGCCATTGTCTGCCCCTGTGTCTTTTGTATGCTCCCAAAGGGCTTTATAATAGCCGTCATGGTCTAGGCTCTCTAGTAAGTAAAGTGCTTCATCGCCAAAATCTGCTATATGGTCTAGTGTTGTATTGACTGCCATTTCTGGGAAGTCTGTATCTAAGGTACTATCAGCCATATCCATTACCATTAGTTCAAGGTAAACAACCCTGTCTAGTAGTTCTTGGCGTGTTGCCCGTTGTCCTAAAAAGGCTCTGCGCTCCATGCAGTAGCGTTCTTCAATCGTTGTCATTATGTTTTTCCTTTCTAGCACGCGCCTGCGTGTTTATTCTTTCGATTAGGTGGGGAAACCTGTATTATTGTTTAATCATTTGTTTTTGTCGTTGGTCGAAGTTTTAAGGGTTACGCCCTTATAATAGTGTTTCGTTCTTTTCTGCGCGTGATTGCCCTTGGTCGTTGGTCAATCATGAGTAAATAGCCATTGTAGAATAGCTAGAATGTGCCTAGCCGTCTTTTTTAGGGTTAGATAAAGTAGTCCGCCTATGGTTGTCTCCTTTCTTTGTCTGTGTCGTTTTCCTGTAGTGTGTGTGAAAGGTAGTTAGGAAAACTTACACATCTTCTAATAGCCAATTTATGACACTCTCATAGATACGGCGCGGAGCATCATAGTTACCCTGCTCTACTTTAGTCAAGGTTTGGGGCTTAATACCTAGCCTTTCAGCCGTTGCCTTTTTGGTTAGCATTAAGTCCGCACGCTTGCGCCGTACTTTTCTAGCATGGTCTTCCGTTAGTAGCATTTATACACCTCCTTTAAAATTCTCCAAAAATGGAGAATTGTTTTATTACACCATGATTATATCTGCCTTTTTTTGGCGTTGTCAAGTATTTTTTTGTTATTTTTTCTCCATTTTCGGCATTTTATGTTATAATGTGCCATGAAAGGTAGTTAATAAACATGAATAAACTAAAAGAATTAAGAAAAGAAAGAAACTTAACCCAAAAAGAATTATCAGTCGAAACAGGAATACCATATAGGACTATTCAGCGCTGGGAAAATGGTGAAACTACAATAAAACAAGATAAAGCCCAGGAACTCGCTGACCATTTCGGCGTAAGTGTGGGGTATTTGTTGGGGTATGAGGACAAAGTAAAAAAAGAATTCTATAAACAACTTGACTTATACAATTTAGATGAATTTAGAAAGTTTAGAATAAAATTAAATATTGAATTATCTCTACTAAACGGTATTTTAGATAATGATTATGAAAAAATATCTGACAAAGTTTCTTATCTAAACAATTTTGCTGATAAAGAATTAAAAAGAGGTATGGAAAATGAATGTTTAGAACCTCAAGAATTACAAGAATTATTTGAGTTACGAGATGTTGCAAGCTATTTTACATCTTTGGTAGAAACATTAGAACAACTCCAATATAATTTAAAAAAACTGTTAGAGGATACGGGAAAAGACAACTAAAAAACGCCAACCCCAGCAGGTCGGCGCGTGGAATAAATCAAAGAGAAAGGAAACCATGCAACATTACAGTTTAGACGAATCAGGAAGCATTACTACTAGCAATACCCCTAACAACCGTTTTTTTATCATTGCTGGAGTGACTGCTACAAACAAAGAAAAAGTAAAACGGGTATTCAGAAAAGCCAAAGTAAATTACCTAAAACACAATCCCGATGTACTACTAGACATCAAATCAGAAATAAAAGGCTCTCAAATGTCAATAGAGTTTAAAGACTACGTTTTTAGTCAACTTATTTCAAAAACAGATATACAATTCAATTACCTGGTATTTGACAATTACAATGCATTACAACGGCTAAGAGAAAAACCAAACATTACTTTTAATTATCTGATGTTTTTAAAGGCTGATAGGCTCATAAATAACCAAACACTACTAAAACTAGACTTAGACGATAGAAACAAGAGTGTCGAAAGTTTAAAAGCCCTTGAAGAGTATTTACAGACAAAACTATGTGTAGAAAGTGATAGGGTTTCAGATGTAAAAGTAGATTTCTTTAACTCTGCAAACCATACTATGATACAAATAGCGGATATTTTCGCAAATCATCTGTATAGAATATTTAAGCAAGTAGCAAAAAATCAAGACTATACCGAAAACCTGGAACTACTTACTAAACTAAAACAAACTAACCTACAACATTGCCAATACTTCCCAGCTGGAAAGTGTGAGTGTATAGACCTTTTTTAGTGATAAAAATAAAAAAAGCACGAAAAAACGCCAAAAAAGACATAAATAGTTGAATTATTTAACAAAAAGAGTTATATTAAGTATAGAAAAAGCTACTTGTAATTCTGTTTGTGTCTGCGTATTGTCGTAAGCTGCCTGTGTGGTATGCCAGCCAACAGTTAAGGGCTTTTTTAGTTTTATCATAACAAAAAGGTGGGATAGTTTTTATTCTGCCTTTTATTGTATTCCGCCATGTTACGAAAAACGCCAACCCCAGCAGGTCGGCGCGTGGAATATACAAATTGATTGACATATAACCTATAATGGGGGTATAATCTTAGTGTAAAGAATTGTTGTGAGGACAATTCTAGCACTAAATCAAAAAAGCCCCCAACGTGCCAGCGTTGAGGGTTTTTGTTTGCCCCTGTTTGGGGTTAGTCGTCGTTATCGTCTAAATAATACTTAACTACTTCAGTCAAGATATTAACCAATAACGGCGCTAGAATACTTGTGAGGATAAGCTCTAGCAACTAAACCACCTCCCTTCAGTAAATTCAAAGGGGGCTTGTATATCTTATCAGATAGTTTATTTTATTGTCAAATTCTCCCCGCTTACACATGGCAACGTGTAAGCAACCATATTTTTATGATTGATATTTAATTCCAAATACTATAAACTAGATAAACGGAGAAAGCATTTATAACGCCCGAGGGTGTATATTTGCGTGAGGTGTCTAGTTTTGCTAGGCACTTTTTTTCATTCTTAGCAACAATATTAGAAACCACTTATAAACACGCGCATACTATTTTATTCTTTCGATTAGGTGGGGAAACCAATAGGAAGGATAAACAAATGATTAAACAATACAAACTAAATGACGGCTCTGTTAGATACTCTTATATCGCCTATGTAGGTGTAGACCCACTTACAGGCAAAGAAAAGCGCGTAAGAAAAAGCGGTTTTAAAACTCAAAAAGAAGCCCGAATAGCTGAAAGCCAATTTCTTCTAAAAGTGGAGCAAGACGGATTTTTTGACAAGCCAGATAGAATAACCTTTAGTGAAGTGTATAAGATATGGCTGGAACACTATAAAAACACCGTAAAGGCTAGTACATACGCCAGACAAAAGGCACAAGCAGACCTACACATCATTCCAGCATTTGGCGCGTGCTACGTGGATAAAATAAGCCTACCAATGTGCCAAAAGCAAGCACAAGAATGGTTTAAGGGCTACAAGAAATACGCTAACTTTATCGGTATGACTAAGATGGTTTTAGATTTTGCGGTAAATCTGGGCTATATTCATGACAACCCAATGAAGAAGATAATAAAGCCCCGTAAATCCTCTGAAGTCGATGAAGAAGAAAAGAAAAAAGAGAACTTCTACAGCCGTGAAGACTTGCAAAAGTTCCTAGACTGCGTAGCAAAGGAAGACAAGGAAGAAATAGCTTGTATTTTCCGCTTACTCGCCTTTACAGGTATGAGAAAAAGCGAAGTACTTGCCCTACGGTGGAAAGACTTAGACTTCTTTACCTCGCGTTTATCAGTTAGCCAAATAGTAGCCTACGGAGAAAATAACACTATCGTCTATCAAACACCCAAAACAAAAAAGAGTAAGCGCACTATCACGCTTGACCCTATTACCGTGTCTATTCTGAAAAAATGGGAAAAGACTAGACAATTTTTAAACTTCCCCCAGCGCGTGAAACCTACTGACCTGGTTTTTCCAGCAGAAACAGGTAACGCCCATAGTTTTGATTATATAAACTATAATCTACGTTGTATTCTGAAAAAATATGACTTGCCTTATATAACGCCCCACGGTTTCCGCCATACTCATTGTAGCTTACTTTTTGAAGCTGGGGCATCGATTAAGGAAGTACAAGAAAGATTAGGGCATGAAGATATAAAAACAACTATGAATATTTACGCTCACGTTACGGAAAATACAAAAGAAAAAACGGCTGAAAAGTTTGCTCAATTTTTGGGAATGTAACGCCCAGCCATTACTTTTTCCGTTACTTTTTCAAAAAGAAAACCATTCCCAAGGCTCGGGAATGGCTTAAAATCAACGTTTTTAACGGTTTTATAACGCTGATTATTTGAGACCGTATTTTTTGTTGAAGCGATCCACACGTCCATCTGCTTGAGTGAACTTTTGACGTCCAGTATAGAATGGGTGTGAGTCTGATGAAATTTCCACACGGATCAATGGGTAAGTTTCACCTTCGAATTCAACTGTTTCGTTAGATTTCTTAGTTGAACCGCTAAGGAACTTGTAGCCAGTAGTTGTGTCCATGAAGACAACAGTGCGATATTCTGGATGGATATCTTTTTTCAT